GGTGAATATTTTACTATAACTGAGGTGCTAACTCCAGTGCCTCCTGCTATATTAGGTTGAACTTTTAAATTAATACTATCCAACTCAGTTAAATTATGAGACGTAGATACTGCTACATGACCAATAATTTTTTGTGCTTTACCTAAAACTTGAGTGTGATTTGACTCTAAGAGGTATTCAAAATTATCACCGGGATTAGTTTTAAAGAATATTGTCTCCCCATTCTTTTCAGTTGATAATCCTACTAAATTATTGGAAATTCTTTTTGCAAATACGGTTGAACCTGAAGTTAAGTCAAAATTACCAGATGATGCTTGAGTAACCCCTGTACCACATACTATATTTGCTCCTCCACTTGGTATTGTAAATGTAAGTTGTTGATTATTTACAAATGGGTGATTAGGAAGGAATATACTCTTCGCAGGTACACTAATAACTCTTGATGTTTCGCCTTCTGTAAATGATTTAGCCATTGCTATGGCAATTCCTGCGGTTAATGCTAAACCAACTTGCTCTGCTGGATTGAAAAATACCTTATCGTTTACTTTGGATTCAAAAGGTGGAGTAACCAATGGTAAAGTGAACTTTTGAGGTACAGTTAAAATAGGAGATGATAAATCATGAGAAGCTGTGTTTGCTGTTGACACAAGACCTCTTTTTACTCTTAATATTTGTTTCTCATCAAAAACGTTAAGAACTAATAATCTCTCCGTACCAATACCTATACTACTACCTGCAGAAACTCTATCTGGAATCTTAGAAACATAAATGTCTGTTACAATACCTGATGTATTATTTGCTCCCATAAATTTGTAGAGAACAAATCTATCCGAACTAACACCAACAACATGAGAATTAGTTAGTTTTGGAATACTTGTTGATAGTCCAGATACAACAATATTATCATTGTCAGCAAATGTATGAGATGTTGATATAAATGCACTTACTTCAGAGTCATTTTCTCTAACGTAAACAACATCCTCATAGGTCTGTATGGTTGTGTTAAGACTTACTATATCTTTACCCTTAATTTCTGATACAAAGGCACTAGCACCGCCTCCAGAGGTGCCTTCATTATCAAAATTAAGATTATCATTTACTTTGTAATCAGATCCAGATTGTATTATTTGAAAACCTTCAATTTTACCTTTAGTTACTGATTCTATAACTGAACTTTGTTCTAGTATTTCATTTGATTCAATAATAAAATCGTTGTCTGCAAACTTATCGCTAACTTTGTATGGAAGTGTATTTCTTATTAAATCTTGTGAGTTTAAGTCAAAATTAGTTTGATTAATTAAGAAGTTATCAGAAACTGGTTGTGATCTATAGTTATCACCAATAAAGTATGGGAACTTGGGTTCAAGATTACCTAAAGATCCTGTTGCAACACCAACAAAATAAGCATAAGTACCATTTGGAAAATCTGGAGTTTTTGCAAATCTACCATTACTTTCATCAAGATCACCACTATCAGTAAATGTGAAATCTTCAACAAAGAATCCATTGTTAAATGATGGAGGTCTATTTTCTACACCACTGGTATTCAAAGTATAACCTGTATCTAATATTTTTACTGAAGAATTTTCGTCCTTTGGATCACTGTAACCATATGGGCCATAAATTGGATTTCCATCATATGCCCAACCAATTATGGGTGAGTGTCCTGTAATAGGATCAGGATCATCAAATTCATCTGTGTATAATGATGTGCTGTATCCTACAACAGCATATTGTAAATTATTTTCAGATTCTTTTAATAATATTTCATCATCAAATCTTTCTAAATTATTAATTGTAAGCGGTCTAACAGATGGTTCAAAAATTTGACCTGATCCAGCGGGTTTTACTCTTACTACAGGTGACTCAGTATATCCAATACCTGCGTTTATTATTACAACATCAGTAATCTTACCATCTGATACTATCGGTCTAAACTTTGCACCTACTCCTGTTCCAACTCCTACTAGATCTATATCTGGTGGTGAAAAGTATTCTTTTCCTCCAAATCTAACATCAACATTTGTGATTCTTCCTTTATTAGTTAATACTCTTAATTCAGCTTGCTTACCATTTTGTAAACTGATGCCGGGTTTCTTTTCAAAATTAAGTATTTCAGATCCATAGTTAGTTCCGGGTTCATAAAGATAATTTTGAATTATTGATCCTCTTACCACTGGAGTAACAACTAAATCACCATCTCTTGTAAATGTGGTTGGTGAATAAACTGCATTTACACTTAATGTGATATTAGGATATGCAAATTCTTGTAGTCCTGTTCCAGAAGATGTAAATTTAACATAATCACCTCTATCATAATCACTATTGTTTGTAGCACCTACACCAGCATTTGCAACCCTAAATGTATCATCATCTAATTTGATTACTTTATATTGATTTGCAGAACTTATTCCAGCAATACCAGTGCCACCATACTCATAATTGTAACTAATTACTTCACCGTCTAAAAATCCATGATCTTTAAATTTAATTGTGTTCTCAATAGATGATATACCTGCAGGTTTTACTAATAGTTTCCGATTCGTATAGTTTGTACCAGCATCCTCAATTAATACAGATCTTAAGAAATTTTTTCTTTCTAATGTCTTAAATTTATGAGTTCCTTGCGTATTGATAGTTGTAAAACCAACTGGGTTTGTCCCTGCGTTAAAATCATTTAAATTGTCATATAATTTAATTGAAGATATTCCAACAACTTGAGCATAGTAAACAGATCCATCGGATAAAAATCTATTTTGATCTGTGTTAGATCCACCAGAAGTTCCAATACCTATTGGAGAGTTTTCATTTTTATCATAAATTAGTGCTTCACCATTTAATAAATTATGAGGTCTATCAAAAATAATTTGATCAAATAAAACATCTACTCCTCCTCTTACTGAGGTTTTTCGACCATCAAATGTTAATTCTCTATGTCTTTTACGAACAATTGGTTTTAATACAGCACCAGATCCATTTCCACCAGATATACTTAGTGATAATACTTTTTCTATATCAAAAAACTGCGGATCAACTAATACTTCGTTCAATGATCCCTTTATGACGGGTTGCATAAGTGCAGTTGTTCCTGATCCTGCTTGAGGAATTGCGATATTTGGTAAGTTTATTACGTCAAAATTTGATCCACCATTTAAAATTTTGATATTTGATAATGGCCCATAGAATATTTTATCCTCTGCTTTGTAATTTGTAATTTCGACACCGTTTATGAGAATACCAGTTGTTCCGGGTATGGTTGGAGTTGAATTACCAGATTTAATATTTGCATCAGCAGGAAATTTTTTAAGAACCTTCTGTACACCTATCTCTTCATTTTTATGTCTAAGTAGAACAAAACTATGTTTACCCGATATTGTTACCTTTTGTCCTGTGGGTATTGGAGAAAGAGTGACACCAGATATTGTTAAAATATTTGTTGATGTATCAACTCCTGTGATAGTGGTTATACCAGAATTACTAATATTGCTATTAGTAAGTGTATCATCTATTTCAATACCATCTACACTGTTAACTTTAATCGTATTAACACCGACAGCAACTGTTGGAGCAGAAATAGAAACAGTAGGTGGGGATGTAAAACTTGATCCTCCAGAAACTGCTATACTTGTAATAGAATTACCTGTGATTGTAGGAGTTATTGTAAGTCCAGTTGTACTAGCACTTGTTCCACCACCCACAAGTGTTATTAATGGGTTTGAATTATATCCCGATCCACCATTAGTTATTGTTAAATTACCAGTTAAAGTTCCTCCAACACCTATGTTAGAGGTCTCTACAGTGGCAAATGCAGTGTCACCGTGATCTACGGGCACTTCAAGATTTCCTGATGTAAACTGTAAATTATTAGAGACGGGGATGAATGATCTTGAAGAATAAAGTTTTATTTGGTTTGCATTAGTTAATTTCTCAATATAATATACACCTTCCTCTAAACCACCTAATACTAAATTTTTATTCTTTGGTTTATAGAATACAGAATCACCAGTTCTAAATCTTGTATTAGTTGGAAATGAAATTATTGAAAACTTTTGACTTACATTATTAAACCCTTGCAGACTGCCACCTAACGTGTTGGAAATTATACTTTTAAATACAGATTCTGAAATATCATATGATGGTAATGATGATGAAGCTACATAATAGTTAATATCATTTTGATTGTAAGTATTTTGAACGTTAGATGTTATTACGTTGTTTCCAAATTGTAACTGAGATGTTGTACTAAATGCTCTATCTAATTTTCTACGAATATCATATTCAACATCTGGTAGGACTGTAAAATTTAAAACATTTCCTAATTGTACTGCTGTATTATTTTGTGTAATGTCATTTACAACTGCATCTGTTACTTCAACTTGCTGAGAACCACCTCTTCTGATTATATCAACCTTATCACCAATCTTTAAATTTGACTTATCTACACTAGTTTTAAGAGTGACAGTAGATGTTCCGTTGTTTGCAATACTAGGAAAATTATCAATTTGGAAAGTGCAAGATGTGTTATAGATCCATGAATTAAAGAAAACTTCTTTCTTTGTTTTATTTTGAGGGTTTGGAATAACCTCACCAAGATTTTTAACAGATATCCTTTCACCTTCAGTAGTAACACTTGATGTGTCTGAGGGTAAAAGTTTGAAATCTGATAATACACCGGTGATTCTTAGTTCAACCTTCTTACTAAGATCACCATCTTCATATCCAAAAATAAATTCATCCGACCTTACATCATCTGTTGTTGAAATTGTAGTAGTGATGCCAGAACAATTTAAGAATTGATTAACTGTCTTATCAGTGTATGTAACCGTGTTTATGCCCGATATAACCCTACCACTAGTGTTGAACCCTACAGTTGAGTCTACTGTGATTACAGACGATCCTATCGCTACATTACCTATTGCTTTTGACTTTCCGGGTACAGTAAATGTTCCTAAAATACCACTTCGATCATTGTATCCAACAAATAAACTTAATTTATAATAACTCTTTCTATTTCGAGTTATGATTTCTACCTCAGACACTGAAGCAGTTGTTTGCGAATCAGTTGATTTTGTAATTGTTTGTCCAAGCAACTTATTCGGATCACCACTTATGACCTCAGCTACTACGATCTCTCTGCGTATAAATTCAGCACCTGATGGTTTGATTAGAAAATCTTCTAAATCAAGTATTTTAGGTGTAACTCCATATATCGCATTAAAAAGGATGCGGAATGATTCTGCAGTACCTTTTGATTGATATAATGACTTAGACTCTTTAATAAAATTGCTTACATCTAATTCTGATATAAACTTTGTATCTTCTAGGCCTGGTGTTAAAGATGATTTTATTTTTTTGTAAAATTCTTGTAAAAATAAAACACTTAGGTTATTTACAGATACACCGGATGTATGATTAGCAGTGGTTGTTGATTTAAATACCAACTCTCCGGGATTATTAGGATCTGTATATGATGTGATGCCACTAAACCCTCTAATACATCCTGTAAATGTATTTGTTGTTAATCCTGTATAACTTATTATCTCATCATCAATTTTTAGTAACCCATACTGATTAGGAAATCCCTTTGTAGATGATACTGTGATAGTATCACTTGCTGTAGTGACGTTAGATGTAAGAGTTGTAATCCCTACAATTACTTCAGGTGTTAGGTTATCTAATTTTAAATACTGATCTAAATTATCACTTAAATCTACAACACCACTACGATGTTCTTGAGAAATATAATACTGCCTCAAAAAATCAACAGTCTTTGGACTTTCTGAGAGAATATACTCAGGAAGTTGACTTTCTATAACTTGTTGAACTTGTATACGTTTTTCGATTCCAGTTCCTATCATTTTATCTGTTTAGTTCCCCATTAGAGTATGATGATGTTACTTTATATCCAACACCAGAGATTTGTTCACCAGATGTAATAGTATCTTTAACCATATTTATGGAGCTACTTGGGATGTTAAAATCAAGATATAGATCTTGCAATCCTATGACATCATTGGATTCTGGGAATGCTTGAACCTCAACAATATTATTATCCTTTTCAGTCTCAGTAATATTAATTGTGGTTAAATTTACCTCACCGTGAATGTAATCTACAGTTCCAGCTGACTTTATAACAACGACATTAGTTCCACTTTCCGTATCTTTTCTTACAATTGATATGATGCCTGTTTGCATATCCGCATTTGGTGTATCAGTGATATAAACTGTATTAGTATTACCTTGAATTTTAAATCCTGTACTTTTAATATTTAATCCACCGGGTTTCACATTAAATTGATTACCAAAACATAATTCATATTGAGCAAATTGATTAATAAGTGCATTTAAATTTCTTCTTATCTTAACCCTTGTAATATTTGATGTAATCGCTTTATCAATATTATCAATTACATTTAACACCTTACTGTATTTAAATCTACCACCAAAGCGATTTACATCACCTGAATTAGAGTAAATGTTCAAAGCATCGGATATCTTAGTCCTTAAACCTGATACACTCGTTACTGATGTACTATCATAGTAAATAAAAGATTCAACTTCAACATATAAGACTTGTAAGTCAACAATCTTTTGATTAATACCAGTTAAGGAATAACTTTTTAATTTACGTAAAATCTGAGTTTTATCAAAGTCAGATACAAACTCACCATTTTTTGGTTTGATTGTAATAAAAACAGTACCAAATTGAGGTGGATCTAATTCCTCTCCTCCAACTACTGATACACTTTCTGTATTAGGATATATTGATTGTATTATTGATTCATAATCTCTTGATGTAACTGCTCTGTACTGTGCTGAGTAGAGTCTAGGAGCAAAGTATTTGATAGAATCTAATGGTTCAATATCACCTCCATTAGAAGCAGCCTGAATAACATCAATTGTTGGAACTGAAGAAGGAACAACTATGCTAGTTGGTAAAGTTGATGTTGCTTGATCTTTGTCTGCAAAACTACCAGCAAATGTAAAGACTGAAGGGCCATTACCACTTTTACCAGAAGTAATAACATACTGGACTGTAATTTGAGCACCATCTTCTAATTTTTTACCAAATGTACCGTCTCCAAATAATATTTCATATTTTTCGTCCTGAACCTCTTGTATTAAATATGTCTCAGACTTTGAAGTAACCCCAACAATATTATCGATAATTTTGTATTGTTTACCTAAACCGGGATCTGCAGCACCTCTTACATAGACTACAATAGATGAAGTATCAATATTTGCATTGTCAAGAATGAATCTTTGAGTCAATGAACCATCCACAATAAATCTGGATGTCAAAAATGTCCCTTCCAATACTCTGATTGGATTTTCTGTTGTACCAAATTGAGCAAGACCATTATTAACAGTGGTGGTGATACTTTCAGATATTGAAAAAACAAAATCAGTATTATCTTCAGTACCCACACAAACCACACCGGGTTGTAATGTAAGAGTAGGACTACTTGTAGTCGTTGCTACTTGAAACTTAATAGACGCTCTGGCCGCTGTCTTAGACCTTGGAACATAACCAATATTTCTTGCTAGTGATACTACATTCTCTCTTAAAGTAGCAGAATCTAGAAAAGACTCATTTACAACTAAGTTTGAGTTAAATGCTGATATGTAAGTGTTATATGCAAGGGTGTCAATCAACACAGAGAAGTTTGAACCTTCAAAATCAAAGTCTGTGAAGTTTGAGTTTGCTCTTAGGTAGTCTTTAATCTGTTCTCTTATCTGATCAAAGTCTAAATTAGTAAATTTGGTAAATGGCATTATCTTGCTGCTTGTAATATGAATGAAAAGCTCTGTGCTGGAAACTCTTGACCAATAATATCAAACAATATATTTACCTCAAACTCATTTTGATCAGGTCTGGGGTCAACATTAACTTGTAAATTGTCAACTCTAGGTTCAAAGTTTTCTATTGCTATCTTTATTTGATCCTCTATGACTGATGCTGTACCAAAGTCTACAAAGTTATCAAATAACAAATCACGCACATCAGAACCCAATATTGAATTAAAAAACCTCTCCGTCGGTATTGTTTGTACAATATTCCTTACAGACCTCTTGATTGCGTTTTCATTTCGCAATACAGTAAGGTCTTTTGTGACAGGATGAGGTGAAAAAGACAAATTAATGTCTTTAAATGCTCTTGATATACGTTTTACTGCCATTTAACAGAGTTTTTTTATTATTTATACCTATCTTGCGAAGTCTTTCATTATATAGTCATCAGAATCAAAGTATTCGAGTATCCACCATGCCACACAACGTGGATTTTTTGCTCCACAGGTGAAAATATCAAAGGCAACACACTTTTTTTCAGGCCAAGTATGGCAAGAAAGGTGACTTTCACCTAAAGTTAAGTTACAAGTCACTCCTTGAGGTTCAAATTGATGTGTATATGCGTTAAGAACCTTAACACCTTCGATCTTACAAGCATCAATACACACTTGTTCGATCATTTTTGCATCATTTAACTTTTCAAAGGGTACATTATACACTTCGACGAGTAAATGAGTGCCCATATGGGCATTTTTCACGTTTTTCATCCGTATGTGTGTATATTATAGTGTTTTCGACGAGGAGGATACTTAAATTTACTCTTTTTTTCAACTTTTACCCTAACTGCCTTGTAAATTTTTAGTAATGTATCTGTTTTCATCCTAACTCCGGTTCAATATTGATTTCCACGTTTCCTGTTTTACGTTCTTTTGCTGTTTTCCAGAAATAATTCTCTTCTGAACCCAATCCATCACGATCATGACCGTTTTCCACCT